CCTTCCTTTTGTCTGGTCCTCGGGTAATCAACCCTTTTCTAAGTAGAGACGAATATCTCGCGGTGATTGAAGAGTAAGCAAGTCCCGGCTTATGTGCTCTTACATCGTCTGAAATACATCCCCCATTTCCGAACGACTCGATGATGCTAAAGACAAGTTCTTCGAGTTTAGTGGTGTCTATTGAGTTCAGCGCCTCAATACTTGCGCTACTGGTCATTCGTCGGCTCCTCAAGTGCTATAGTTACTGTCATGATTTCATCTGCTTTCTGTGCGTAAGCTATTCGTTTAGCAGCAGCCCTGTATCGGAATAGCTCTGCTTTCTCGAAGGACACTAATGCTCTGTGTGCATGGCGTGGCCCTATGAACTGTTGGCCAACACGAACAACAAAGGCTTTACGGCTCTTCAACATCAGCCTCGTGTTCTAGGGGTGCGTCAGTCCACGTATCGTCGCTGATGGACTCACCAATCTTTTCGAGCCACGTTAGTCCCTTGACTGTTGGTCTCCAGTCACGAGAGAAAACATTGCCGTATACTTTGGTTGAGATGTATCCAATCGACGCTGCCATAGCGACGTATTCGGCATTGGCTCGTGCGTAATCTGATTGAACGCTGTAGGACCGTTTGTATGCTTCGAGAACTGTTTCTAGTAAATGTTTGTCAATGGTCGAAGAGCGCATGATGTCCTTCGAGTATGATGAGGTTAATGATGGAAGCTATAGCCATCATCAAGAATAAGTAGATTGCCAACTCAATGGCTTCTCCTATCTTCAATGTGTTTCACTCCAGTTGTTTCCGATTGAGTAACTGCTGTCCAAAGGAACGGTGAAGTCATATGGCTCTCCAGCTTTCTTGGCGCAATGAACAAGAGCGTTACCTACCACTTCTGTATATTCCTCCTTAGTTGCAACTTGGATTTCATCATGAATCCACCCGCAGATCACAAAGTCACCTTCGTAACCGTGGGTGTATCCGCTGTTTGTCATGTAGTTGAAGAAGTCGACCATCCACCTCTTGCATAAAATCGCTCCGGCCCCTTGGAGCAAAACATTTAATGCCGAGTGGGATGACCTTATGTGCAGACGGCGACCGTCGAGACCCTTGATCCAACCTTTGGAACAAGAAGCGTCCACGGCTGCTTTTAGTTTGCTGTAGGCTGGCATACCGGACATGAACTTATGTTTCAGTCGGTTGCCTTCCTTCTCAGTGCCACCAACGATCTGACCAATCTTCTGTGCGCCTGCTCCGTAAAGCAGAGCGTAGATAAAGGTCTTCGCTTGGTCTCTGGTGTCCAAACCTGCTGTAAGCTGATTGTGTGTATGGACATCACCTTCAGTAACAATCTTGGCGTATTCCCCTTTGTCGAAAGCAGCTAGGTAATGAGCAAACGTTCGTAGCTCCAGTCCCGCCATGTCAGCACCCACGAGCTTCCAGCCTTCTGGAACTCTGAAACAAGCACGACACTCTTTACCGTAGACTGCCCTGTTGGCAGGAACTTGGCTAACATTTGGAGAGTGATGCGTTGCTCGTCCTGTGACTGTTCCACCCGGATTGACGGTTCCGTGGATACGCCCGTCTGCTTCAACCAACCTAAGCCATCCGTTACTTCCGTCACTAATTTGGCCAAGGCGCTTCTGGATAAGGAGATACTCGACAAGGAGTTCTGCTTCAGGTTGCCGGATGCGTCCAAGGACACTTTCATCCAGCTTTGCGCGTCCTGAGTCAGTGTATTCTGTTGGCTCCCATCCTGCTTCTTTGAGCTTTTTCTCAATGTGAACTCTGCTCCCCGGATTGAAGACTACTGTCTTGTATTTCGTTACTGGAACATCTTTCAGATACCCGAGTTTCTTGTTGTCCCTCTTCGGTATTAGAACCTTGTCCACTTCCTCCCACTGACCGAACTTCTCGACCAACTGTTTTTCCAGTTGATCCTTCCGTTCCACCAGTTTCACATAGAGTTCCTGAGCGGCCTTCTTGTCGAAAGTCCAGCCCTCCTCGTGCATCAGATGACAAATTGTTGCTATCTGATGCTCTAAGTCTAAAGGGACTTGCGACGAATACTCCCACGGTCTCAGGAACGTCAGGAGTCGGTAGGTGGTCTTAACGTCTTGCCGACAGTAGCTTTCCATTTCTTCTGACCAAGCGTCCCATCCTCCGCTGTAGTCGTCTTTGGGTTCTCCGAGTCGAAGTCCCCATGCTCGAAGGCTATGGCTTCCGATAAGTTTTTTGTCCCAGTCGATACGCTTGAAGTCATCTTCCTTAATGTTAGGATGAAGAAGACGAGCCACCACCAAAGTATCAATAAGCCGAGAACCGGGTCGAGGGTTCCACCCGTAGAGTTTCCTGAGTAGCGGAATGTCGTAGGTGGAACCGTTGTGGGCGACGATGACATCTGCGTCGTAGAGTTCTTCAAGTCCTCGCTCAATGTCTTCAGGTCCATAGGACCATACGTCACCTGTAGTAGCGTCACAGATTGCAATACAATGAACCTTGGTAGCCTGTTTGAGTAGTCCGTTTGCTTCTAAGTCGAATACAAGAGTTCTAAGTTCAGATGGTTGACTCATTCATTCTCCCTGTAAGCTTGTCGTAGTGTAGGCATCCTGCTTCTCCTGTTTCACCTGAGTATCTGTTCTTCAGAACACGAATAATTGTCTTGTCTGGATCATCGCCTTGCTGATTGCGCTCTAAGCCAATCACCAAATCCGACAATTGGGCGATGCTGTGCGAACCACGGAGGCGGTTCAACGAAGTCGCCGCACCTTCTTCATCGCCTTTGCCATCAGGACGCCGAAGGTGAGACACAAGGATTAGGCCAATACCTGTCTCTTGAACCAAAGTTCTAAGCAGAGTCATTGCTCTATCTATGAGCTTTCTTTCATCTGTTGATCCTTCCATACTACTTACAACTATGGACAAGTGATCTAACAGAATCCAACCACAGCCCAACCCTTTGGACATGTAACGAACTTTGTTGAGGAGGTTGTCTACGTCTGTTGAGCCAAAGTGGTCGTAGAGATAGAGACGACCGGAGCCGACAGTAGCTGTGAAAGCTTTCCGTAGGTCATCGGTAGACACACCCTCACGACCCAAGTGCAACGGACGGTTGATGTGTAGACCCATGAGACCCATAGCGGTTCTCGTGGTGCTCTCCTCAAGCATAATCATACCGACAGTCTCACCAATGTTCAGTAAATTGTAGGCAATCTCACGAACAAAGGCTGACTTGCCGATACCTGAGCCTGCGGTGACTGTCAGTAACTCACCGCGCCGTAGTCCGTGGGTCTTGATGTTGACCACTGGCCATGGGTAGCCGACGCTCTCAGCTTCCTTAGTGGAGAGAATAGTCTCCCAAAGCTCCTTACCGTCCACAATACCATCTGGACGCCACTCAGCAGCATCCCAGAAGGCTCGGGTGATAGGAGCCTTACCGTCATTCACCAAGACTTCATTGGCGTCCTTGCGCTGAAGACGCATAGTGTAGACTTTGCCAACAGGCAGCATTTCAGCCACCTGTTGCATCGCCTTCTGTCCCGGTTCGTCCTGATCGAAGCAGAGGACAATCTTCTCGAAACCACAGAGCCACTCGTAAGCTTTGGTTATGGCTTTGACTGCACTCTGAGCACCATCAGGCAGACTGACGACAGCGTAGTTCTTATCGTCGAATGCCGCAGCTACACTGAGACAGTCTATTTCTCCTTCGGTGATGACGACAGATTTACCGGAGGTCCATAAATGCTGACCCCAGAGAGGAAGGCATGAGCCTCTTTCTCCCACCCACGCAAAGTGCTTGTTGGGTTTGCGTAGTTTCTGAGCAACAACGCTGCCTCTAGCGTCGTAATAGTTAGCAATGTGACAGGATTCACCACTTGCATCTGTGCCTGTTGTGTAACCGAACTTTCGGCAAGTGCTTTCTCGTATGCTTCTTTTAGGTAAGTCGGAGAAAGTTCCTTGTAGAAGTTTGCTATGTCGCTCCAGTAGTTTCCCATTGTCCACTTGATCCTCGTTATCTGAGGAACCTCCGTAAGCATTACACACGAAACAATATGTCGTGCCATCGTCATACAGAGAGTTGCCGTCAGATGACCCACAGTTGTCACAGGCGATATGCTTTACGAAGGTTCCCATTATTTAGTTGCTCTTGCTCACGTTATTGATGTTAGACCACCAGTAGTTCTTGGCGCTCATCACAGCATTCGGGTCATCACCCATACCGTTGTGACCGTCATACCAGTTGTTCCACTTGACGAGGACACGAGGACCAACAGGACTGCTCGTTACCATCACGACCTTTCCCTTCATGTTGATAAGAGAAATGCCAGTGCGGCCACCGTGACCCTGCGGCTGCTCATGGTCATTGAGCGTCGTCTCGCCTTCACCACGACCATGGTAGAACACGGTGTCGCCAGCGTTGATCTCTTCGCCAGCAACAGCTTTATCCACCTGTTCATCCCAGTAGTCAGACGCAGCCTGATTGATTTCAGACTGGTCATCGAAGTCAACGTCATCATCGAGACCAAAGAGTTCCGAGGTGAACTCAGGGCGTGACCATGTGTCATCATCAGTGGTGGAGTCGTAGTCTTTGGTGAACAACCAGCCACCTTCAACCGGCTTCACGCCTACATAAACAAACCCAGAGGCACGAAGGTATTCAGCGAACGTAGAGAGCATTCGCGGCAAGTAGTCTGCATCTTCGTCTTTCAGGCCGAAGTTGATGTTTCGTCCATACCCAGTGTAACTAAAGTTGGCGTAAGCCTTGTCATTTTCATCAATGAACATTACGCAGCCACCTCATAGCGAGCATAGTGATGACCAGACGCATCAGCCTTCATCACGGTGTTGATTTGAATGCCAGTCTTGCGAAGCTCATGAATGCAGGCAGCCAAACGGTAGATGCCGTAAACGTGGAGTGCTTCGAGCGGACTGATGGATTTACGCTTAGTCAGATGATTGAGAACTTTACGTGCTTGAGGCTTCAGTTTCAGAAGCTTCATGATGTTCATTTGGTTTGCTTTAGTTCCGTTAGCCATGATTGTGGTATTGTTCCTTTGTCAGAATACGGAAACCCATGCGTCTCAGCCCACTGAGCGACAGTGGTCTTGGAGCCGGGATAGATTTTCGTTTTGTGTGCGGATTGGAAAACGAAGCGCAGGTCTAAGTCAGGATACTGCTGCTTCAAGAGAATATACTTCTGGCGTTCATCGGCGTCAGAACGATGCTTGTGTCCGAAGCGGCCTTTGGCTTCCAGCAATATGAGCTTGTTGTCACCAATCTTAATTGCAAAGTCAGTGACGTATTTAGCTTCTCGTGCTGGAACCGTGTAAGGTATCTTCACCGTTTCATAAGTGAAGTCGATACCTTCGGTCTCTAATTGCTTGGCAACTTTCTCTTCAAGTTTTGAACGATACTTTGCCCGCAGAAGTATGGGGTTTATATCAGAGGTCGAGCGCACTCACTTCGGTCTCCTGAGAGAAGCTCGGAGCACTGTCGTCAGCCTCATAACCATCGTCGATCTGATCGAAACCAGAGAAGCCACCGCCGCCTTCAGCAAGCTTAATGACCTGAACTTGCTTCAAACGCAGCTTGATGCCTTCCTTCTTCTGGATCTCATACTTGTAAGCTTCAGCGATGGCTCGGACCTCAGAGCCGCCACCAACCTTCGTGTTCGCTGACAGCGCCTTATTCTTGCTGTCGAACACCGCAGGCTGATACTTCGAGCTTGTGCGGATCAGATACATTCCTTCATTCTTTTCGTCAGCGACAATCGGAATGTGCGGCGTCTTGGATTTGAACTCTTCGTTCTTCAGCGTGTCGAGAAGCTTCGCCTTGAACGTCTCAGCGGTCTTCTTGTCCACACGGATAGCAATTTTGAAACCGCCATACTCTTTGTCCTCTTCGAACAAGAAGGGAAGAACAGCGGTTCCGATAGGCGTAGTGATGTAATGCTTGCTCATAATTTTCCTTTGTTAGTGTGCAATATAAAGTCCGGCGCTGTGCGCCTTGGTCACAAGGTCAACAGGCACAGGCATGTCCATGTCCAACAGAAAGCCTGCGGCGATGCAGGCGTCCTGTGGCGTCATTTGGTCGAACGGAGGGAGTTGGTCGTAGATTGCTTCCATCTCCTCCTGTGTTAGCGGTGCGTCGTCTTCGTCATCATCAGGCGAAGGAATATTCGGCATGGTTTACTTCCTCGATTAGCAGTGAGCCTTTAGTCGGCATGTCGGGCATTCTGTATCCATGGGTATCTAAAACGGCGCAATTCTCCTGGTGTATCTGCTTCAAAGGGTCATTCTCGACATAGAGTTGAACGAAAGTCTCCTTTATGAGTTGTCTGAAGCGCGCTGCCTCATTCGGCAAACATCCAAAGCTGTCGTGAACCAAAGCAACATTGCTGATGCCTTGTTTCTTGGCTTCAAGAACCACCATCATGAGATGACAAGCGTCATAGGAATGAACGAAGCTCGGAGCCACGGCCAACGTCGCTCTATGCTTGTCCATGCCGCCTACTTCAGTCGCTGTGCGCGGCTGAATGCAAATCTTCACGCCCTTGTCGTGCAGGAAGAGGTTTGCTTGCTTGGTGTCCACATTGGGACAGCGCAACATCACTGGAAGCCCCAGAGGCGTTGTCCATGTGACTGGACGCCCCTCATGTGACATTACGCGCGCTATGTCTTGAAGATACTTCATGACCACCGCAGGACGTTTCACGGTCTCCACAATGGACTTGTAGGTCACTTCAGACAGATAGCGGGCTGCTGCGAAACCACCATCTTCACCAAACGGATGCTGTTCAAGTTCACCAGAGAGAACCTGAAGCTGCAAAGGACGCATGGTGTCTTCTAAGATTTGGTCTTGCATACCAGCGCGCTTGCTTGAGTATGAATAAGTCATCACGTTACGCTTCACCAGCGAACGAGAGATGCCATAATCAAGAAGCTTGCGCGCCAGATCAGCCACAGGAACATTGTCGCCTGACTTAAACTCAAGAACGCGGTCAGACGAGAGATCAGCCGTGACTTTGGTTTTCACCAAGTCAGCCACAGTCTGGTAGATGTCAGACGGTTTCTTGAGAGGCACAAGTGAAACAAGTTTCGCTGTGTCTTCACATCTCGCCATAGAGCTTAAGTGCTGCAATCCTGAACATGCGCCATCGAAACTCGTTGGTATATGCACAGGCTTGTTCTCAAGCGCATCTTTCAGCGCCATACAGGCGGCGACAAACATGAACGTCTTGTCAGCCTCAAGCCACCAAAGGTCAGCGAGAGGATCAGCAGCAGTCGCTAGAAGACGCTCACAGTTATCGTCAACCCACCACACACGCTCGTCGAAGGGAGCCTTAGAGATTTTATTGAAGTCTCCTACATTGGCCAGATGGACCTTGAGCCAATAGAGACCTTCAGCATCGACAAGCTGACCTTCAGCAAACTGAAACATCGCACGGATGTGCGGCTGTCTCTGGAACTGAAAGTGCGGGACGCCATACACACGACCACGATAGTCAATGTTGTGGGGTATCCAGAACTTTGAGCCTTCGAGATACTCAGCCGTGGCGAAGTCTCGGGACAGGATGATGCGTTCACCAATGTAGCCACGGTTTACTGTGGCAATCTCATTGGCTTTGCGCCGCCACGCATATCTCTGGTCCTTGGTCATCTCCTCCCAAGCGAGAGGTTTCTCAGGGACCGGAAGGTCTCTTTGCTGCGGGAGACCGGGGACAGGGATGTTTTGGGCGTAGCAATGCTTCACCAAGTCGAGGATAGGCTTGTTAATGGCCCAGAGAACGCCTTGGATAGCGTTGAGAGCTTCTAGGACGGGTTTGGCCTGTCCATTGCGAATCGCCCTATCCACATGCGCCTTTACGGGCTTCTGGAACGATCTGACCAACTGGTAGGGCAGAGGGACGCCATCGGGTGTGGGGATGTGAAGGGTGCTCTCGTCCCACACAAGCGGCTCAGAGGTCATGGGGACGCCTACGAGACGCCGCAGGACCAGATCGGAGCTAATGTCCTCCAGATGACTGAGGGCTTCAGGCGTCAGGTCGAGACGCTGGTCCTCGTTGAGGCGGAACGCCGGTCCCTGAAGGATGACCTCAAGCATAAGCTTACCGGCGCAGATACGCTCCGGGTCAGCCCATGGTTCATAGGAGAAGTTTTTAAGCTTACGTGCATAGCTTCTTAGGGCTATACGCCTATGCTTCAAGGAACCATTCCTATACTTGACCATAGCCTCAAGGCGCTTGGCCTCCTCTTCGTTCCACAAAGACAAGGCTCGCCCATAGCACTCCATGTAAACGGCAGTGCCAATAGCTCTGAGGGTATTAGCCAAAGTATTGTTATCTGAGAATAAACTCGTCATTGCAGCATTGAGGCTGAGTGCTGTGAGCGTTTCTACAGGAAGCTCCAGCATAGCCTTAGTTGTTTTCTTATAGCCTTTCTTGGAGCGCAAAGTCTCCACACAAGAGGAAAATAAACCTATATACAGCGGGTAGTATACCTGAGTCAGGTTTAAGCCTTCCTCGGTATCGCCAAAGCCCAACCTACTGATAGTTTTTGCTCTTTTATGGTCAGTGTTTCTAAGGGTTGTGTCTAGAGCGTCCATTTGTGTCTCTCGGCGTATATGCTATAGGAATAGATAGAAGGATTTTTGTGCGCCAACCTCTTGATATATAGACGCTTGGGCAACTAATGACAAGTAGCCACCAATTACCATGCACTCCGAGATGCATGGGCAACTAACTGCCCTGTGTTCTCTTTTTGTTGCTTTTAGGCCGCTTGACGGAAGCTTTTGGCTTCTCTAGAGCTTCATCCCCTAGTGGGGGAATGTCCCGAGCGGCAAAGGGGGCGGACTGTAAAAGCAGAGAAGACGCTGGTTCTCCTGATTTTACTTTAGTTTCGCCGCTGGTTTCCCGAAGATTACCACCAGCATTACCACGCAACATCATGGACCTTGTGGCCTCTCGAAGCGCATCGCGAGTCGGGTGAGCATACTTACGGGTCGTCTCAAGATTCCTATGGCCAAGCAGATCGGCAACCACAAGAGTCGGTGTGCCTGAAGCTGTCAGGATGGTCGCTGCGGTGTGCCGAAGCACGTGCGGCGTCACCTTATCCTTGGTGCCGAGAGACTCTGTGGCCCTGTGACAGGCGCGAAGCAACAGGTCGTAATCGGGGAGCTTGTCAGCCACGAGCTTGGCTAATCGCTCTCCTAGTTCGCGAGGGATGGGGATGGTCCGCCCTTCGCCAGTCTTTACCTTTTTGTCCTCCAAGACGATTAGGGCGTCATCATCCTCAAGCTCGACATTATGTGGACGCAGGGACATTAGCTCCCCGGCCCGCATCCCGGTGACTAGAAGAACTTCCAGACACAGGGCTGTCGAGGGTCGCTCGTGGCCATATAGGTAGTCGAGGAACTTCGGAATCTCCTTGTTACGCAAATACGCGATACGCCCCTCGTCCTCATGGAGGCGTGGGATGTAGGGCATGGATAGCAGGATGTCGTTACGCCAAGCCCAACGCAAAGCCTTCGACACACACGCGAGGTGCCTGTTGATGGTTTTGTTGGACAAGCCTTGCTCGCGAAGGCGATGCGCCAGTCTCTCTAACAGCGCGACACGCACCTCAGTGATTGGCGTCTGGGGGCCAAGGATAGCGAGACACCGCCGCCAGCGCTTGTAGGCATACTCGCCGTCCTTCTGGCCATCCCACAGCCTCCGACAGGCATCGTCATCTAGATGCCCAAGGGTATACTTTTGGACACGACTAGAGTCCGGTTTGTGTCCGGTGAGCTTCAACTCTTGTTCAATGCGTTTGGCTTCCTCCATACTGTTTGTGCGCGCGACATGGCGCTGGCCATTGATGGTGACCTCGACCTTCCACAGGCCAGTAGGTCTCCCATTGCGCTTCTCGACATAGATACTCACGACTCAAGCTCCATGTGTATTTTCTTCAGTATCTGTGCGCCCTTCGATGTCACGAAGTAGTGGGTTTTGCGCGAGTCGATTGGATCGTCGCACTGTTCAATTAACTCATAGGATTTCTCAGTGCGCCTAGGGCGGTCACCAATGATGCCTAAGATGCGCGAGGTGCTATCCTTGTTCATCTCAAGACGCTGAGAATACTCACCAGTGCCTAAGCCTTGCTTGAGAGCAACATGAAGGAATCCCTCCATGTAACTCTCGGGGAAAGCAACGGAGAGCTTCTTGAAATGCTCCAATGCGCGAAGCAGCTTCTTAAAGCTTCTCATCTCTTCAGGCGTGAACTCATGCTTCTGTTTCACACTGGACTCCTCGTCCTACACACAGGAGATTTCAGCCTCCTGAGATTCAAGAATTGATACTGACGCACTATTATTACCTTGAGGTATCAATTGTATCAACACAGTAACCTCTAGGTATTTGTAGCCATTAGCTATTACTAACTGTCGCGCGGGGGCGCTTAGGGCAAGGAAGATGCTTCCCTCCACCCCATCAACTACCCTGTCGCCAATCAGGAATCCATCTGGATACTTGTGCAACTCACTGTTTTCAGGCGGTTTACCCATATCTGCCTCACTACCGGGATTAATACCGTTATTTTCATTGCCCTCAGATACGCGAGGGACGAAACGCTGACTGTAACCTGAGAACATACCCGGAACAAATACATTTTTTGTGGTGCTGATCTCCTTGTCTTTAGAAGGCTCTAGGAAGCCCTCTGGTGCGTTTTGCTGCCCATGGCCACCCATATAGCGCGCGGGGGCCATAGGCTTATCAGTGGGCGTTATAGTGGCTTTACGAGTCATCTTGACCATCCGGTCCTCCTTGCGAACGCCGTCGCGCAGAATAACGCGCGGGGCGCATACCCATGAGGCTACCTATTATGCGGATGGTTTCAAGCGGATGGTGCGTGTCGGGCTGACATGCTCCACGGTTTTTGTAATGTTTGCGCCTTTTGACTATCGGCCCAATTGTCCCAGATGCTCCTGCTTCACGAACGTATAGAACGCGAGGGGAGGATCATTACGTGTGTGCATCGCGCGAGGCGCAGGCTCCACATGGAAGAGGTCGCCAACGGTCTCATAGGCAAAGCACCTGTCACAGGTCTCTAGGTCATCTGGACCTAGGCCGAAGGTATCCCCAGTGGTCAGATAGTTCTTGAAGCGCAAGGGCGCGATGGCATGGGTGAGGGTGGTCATAGGGCAAACGCCTTGAGTTGATCTGGGGTCCAGAGGGTGCGGGGAGGGTTGCGCTGGTTCCACAGACATTCGCGCGACCATGCGTCCCTGTGGCGTAAGGCCCACATGGCTGCTGCGAGTCGCTCATAGTCGCGAGGGGTGGAGGGGCGCGAGGGGTGGAGTAGGGCTTTGACAAGCCCCACAAGTTCATAATGCGCGAGGGGTTCGCCTAGGATGGCGTAAGCTTCTTTAGGAGTCATTAGTATATGTCCATGGGTAACCCTTCGCGCACACTAATGGCGCGCGAGGGGCTTATGGTTGGCATGTGTTAGGCCGCGAGGTGCTGCGACGAGATGTGTCCAGCCATAGTGGCTGTTAGTTGCCACAGGTCGCGGTTCAGGCTGATGTCTTGGTCAATACCGTTGACAGGTCGCGTGTGCATGTAGCGAACACGTTGACGCCCGCGCGAATCGAGAGACACGCGAGTGTCCGACAAGCCACCTTTAATGATATTTTCCTGCACAACATTAAACACAGTCCATAGGTCTGTTGATCTGTCCTCCGCGCGACGGGGGCGCAATAGGTCAACGGGTTTTACTGTGGTGTTGCTCTCAGGTTCAAAGCGCAACATGTGCGCCTCTTCCGCATAGGCCATAGCAGCCTCGCGCGAGACGGCGATGGCGGACCATTGTTCTGGTGCTGCCATATAGGTCTCAGTCTGCCCTAGGACGCGATATGTTCCCTCGACAACGTCATCTATGACCCTGCGGCCATTGTGGCGCACTTTGATAGACTCAATGCCTTCCTGAAGCACCACAAGACCATTTAGGCACACCTCGCGCCAGACGCCTGCCATCAGATCATAAGCGCTGGTCCCGTCATTAGCGTTCTTAAGGATAATCTCGGGGACACCATCAGTCGCGCGAGAGGGCGTGATGGTAGAAGCATGGCGGAAACGTATAAGGTGCTTTGTATACTCTCGGCGCGAGGGGTCGCGTGTGCGGCTCTGCTTTGCGCCAATAGGCAGGAAGTCATGCCGCTGTAATTCACGCACCACATCAATGGTTGGAACAGCAATAAACTTGTCGCTGCGTGACTCGTGCTTGTCGAGAGCGAACACAGAGGGCGCGAGTAGCGCGAGGGCGTCCTCAGTGAGAGCGTGAGTAGAACGCGAGGTGCGGGTATAGTGGAAGTTCATGATACTAGCCTTTCAGTGTGTGTGTGAACATGGGCATACTATTGGCCAAAAAAATACCAAGCCATCATGCGGCCTAGAGTGAATGCACCGAGCAACACGCCCATAATAAACGCGAGGGCGTCGAGGAACGTGTAGAACGCGAGATACGCGCGGGGGGTGGTATAAACGCGCGAGGGCGTCGTGTTGTGGTGGTTGCTCATTAGTCTTGCTCCATCTCATCGAATAACTGGTCTTCGGTAATGCTGCCGTTCTCTAAGCCTTCTAGAATGTCGCGCACAATTGCTTCTTCGGCTCGTTCACATAAGTCCTCATAAGAGAGATTATCAACGACCCATTCGGCATAGGTTGCTGCTAGTCGTTCGCGTTTCATGGCGTTGTTTCCTTGCTTTCCAACGTAACAAGCTTGTGGTCGCGATAGGCATAGTTCACAGGGTCGCTGCTTTCACTGGCTCTGAAATCCATAACAGCAAACCACCGGCATGACAGGTCGCGGGCGTTCTCGAATGCTTCCTCATACGTGGCAAACCGCAAAGCATTGCCATACCATTTGCCGCTGCTATCAGTTTGAACTTCTGGCTTGTAAGACATGGTCAATTCCCCTTGTGAGTAGAACGAAAACGCACACAGTCGAACGAATAGCCATGGGGAAACATTAGGCGCGCTGCGTTTACCGCATGTTCGCGGGTTGCATAGGTAAACGGACCAATCGTTCGCCACTTGTAATCGTGACGGGTGCGAGTGCGGAATTGTATGACGTAAGACATGGGTTTACCTTTCACAGTATGAACATGGGCAACCATTAGGCCAAAGCAATGGCTTCAGCCTTCTTCGCGCTAACGCCATGGGCAAGAAAGCCCACAATAACGTCTCGCGCTGCTATGGCGCACAGGCCGCATGATTTGCATGTCACATCGTCTCGGGTTTGTGCAGGGCAAACCACAACCTTGTGTCCCTGTGGCGTATAGGAAACGGCTGGCGCTTCGCGTGGCAACACAGTCACCACAGGACCGATATTGAGCGCTTTTAGGCTATCGGCTTCGGATAGGTTGTCGGCGCTAAGGTTGACAGTGAAGCCATTAGCGTTGGCATGTGCGACTAGCGCCGCATTGGCTTCGTTTGTTTCCACAGGCTTGTGAGTATAGGTGAAGCCTTTGCGCCCGCTATTGGCAGACACAAGGTCGCGCATGGCCACAGGGTCAATACAATCGTTCTCGCCTGGTAGATCACCGGCTTGATTGTGACGCCACAATTGGCCATCGGGCAAGGCTTTCACTTGTTCAAGCAAGTCTTGCCATGTGCTCGCATATTGCCCCGCGTTTATCTTTTTCCAATACATGCCAAGCGGGCCATGCTTTGCGTAGCAAGCGCCGGATGACTTAAGCGGACATGCGTCGGGGCAAGTCTTAGCGTCGCTTGTGGTCACTGGTATGTCGCCAGTCTTAGCGTTGCGTGATTTGCGGGCGAAAGCGAAATGATGCGACATGATGTATACTCTCTATCTAATGGTTTGCCATGTGTATCTATTAGCCCATGAAAAAAGCCATTGTGCTAAAGCCAATGGTCAATCCGGCGAATACGATAGAGAGGGCGAAGAAGAAGCCATAGGCGAAGTCTGTATAGGTCATGTCGTTATCTCCTAGTGTGTATGGTTAGCTTTGGGTATCTATTAGCGCGCAATAAGGGCGCACTTGATTTGTTCATGAGCTGTTGTGGCAAACAGGCGCGCACGGTCAACCTCGCCACTCTTAAGGCAAGCGCGGGCTTTGTTAAGCCAACGCAGGGCGCGACGAATAAAATCGATTGCCAGCGCACTGTAACCATAGGCGCGGGCCTGTTGCAGGGCGGACATTGCAAGACCGATTGAGCGATTGAGGCTTTTAGTGTTCATGATGTTATCTCCAAGTGATGATTTGTTTCCGATGTATGGAGATTACCAATAGTTGCCCATGATACAACTACTATTTTTTGGCCCTGTGTTATCAATGGGTTACGATAGGCCGCCGATCCGCCTATGATCCGCAAATCGCGCAGAGTTTACCCTGTGTTATCAATGGGTTATTGCAAACTACGCAGTGTTGAGAAGTCCGTTTGTTTTCAATAACTTATAGAAACCTATAAATAATCGTAATTTATACAAGATCTAGAATAAACACACTAGATATAGATGCACATGGCGAACCATTGCCAATGTATACCTAATGTCCGGCAAATGTCGCGCGAATGTCTCCTGATCCGGGATCGATCTGCATTGATCTGTATTGATCCCGATCTGCTACCGATCTGCGTTGACCAGCGGATACCTAGTCCGCACCCCACAGCGAACCATGAGACAACACAGGGACATGCGGCAACACTAGGTCGCAACGGGTCCCTACCGCTTGTCTCCCCCTGCTAATCGCTTGAAAATTGCTTTTCAAAAAATTGCCTGAAGCGGCTAGGTTGTTGTTCGTCTCAGAGCAACTTTTCGCCAACTTATGGAACCAAAACCCGAGCCGGATGGAACCAAAAGTAGCCCCCAGAACCCCCAGTTTCCTGAAAAACACGTAGTTTCGCTGAGACCCTTTAAGAACAATGACTTGGCGTCACTTTTTGCTTCTATCTATTCGTATAGAAGAGAACACGCGAACAATGCGTAGTTTTGCTGGCCGACAGGAGCCAGAGGCATGGGGTCTGGATACCCCTAGTAACTACTGCCACCATTCCTGACCAGCTATGAGTACTAATAGTAACTAATAGCAACCATAAGAATAATTATAATAGTAATACATATAAGATAATAACTAATAGTAACTATAAGTACCCTTAGTAACTATCATAATAATTATTGTGTTTATTACTAAGAGTAACCCTTAGTTACCCTAAGTATCTTTTTCATTGTGTTCATACAGGCCCGACTAGGAACTCTGTTCCTTCCTAGGGCTACACCCAGTTTCCCTAGGAGCCTTACGTTGGCCATAGAATCCGCTTCATTCATCTCTGACCTGAACTCAAGTAACCCTCCCGGCTCTGATCCTGTTGGTCAAGCTGACGACCACATTCGGTTACTGAAGTCAGTCCTTAAGTCCACATTTCCGAACCTCACTGGTGCCGTAACGGCTACTCAGGCCCAACTGAATGGTGCTTTGGTTCCTACTGGTTCCATCCTGCTGTGGTCTGGCTCTACGTCTAGTGTTCCCACAGGGTGGGCTTTGTGTAACGGTCAGACCGTAGCGCGCTCTGATGGCACGGGTAACATTACGACTCCTGACCTGACGAATAAGTTTGTGGTCTGTGCTGGTACCTCGTATTCCGTGGGTAGCACTGGTGGTGCTGCGAGTAACACTCCGACCATCACACTGACGAACCAAGCGGTAACCCTGACAGAAGCTCAGGTTCCTGCTCATGCCCACACGATTACCGTGACTGACCCCGGTCACAACCACACCATCAATGACCCCGGCCACGCTCACAGCTACGACAGGTCTAACAGTGGCACTGTGGTCAACGGTAGCGTGGCTGCTGTTGGTGCAGAGCAGGGCAAGACGAATACCGTCACTGGCACGAACTTCACGGGTATCAGCATCAACACACGTGTGACTGGCATCACGGCGTCTAACAGTTCCTTTGGTGGCTCTGGGTCACACATCCACAACAATACGGCTGCGAGTTCTGCGGTTCCCACCGTTCCTCCGTATTACGCCTTGGCCTACATTATGAAACTCTGAGGACTATAGATGAC